ATATATTAAAATATAATTTTGTGAATCATATCTATTAATAGTATTAGATTAAAATATATGATATGTTTCATTTTTATAAAAAAATAAAAAATGAAATATATCCAATTCTGATAGCCTCAATAATAATATCATTCTTGTCGCAATAAGAAACAAGTTTATTGATTTGCCTTTTTAAATCAGCTTTTTGTTTATAAGTAGAAATCCTAGCATAAACAACACTGAAACGTTTATTTATTCCAAGAAAAGCATAAACAGAATCATCATGATAATCATAATAACCATTAGATAACAGAGTAACTTTAATTAAACCAGATTTAACATAAGATGATAAAGTAACTCTTGAAACTTTAAGTAATTTGAGAACTTCTTTGGATCTCATTATTGCAATTATAATAAATAAATTTATATACTTTTATATGGATTTACTGCCCTGAAATCTTTGGAAAATTCGGAATAAAAATACTTCCATTTATCAGATTTGGTAGTTATCGTATTTAGACCGGGATCCGGGATTTCAGCGGCAGATGCGGTAAAATGATTTTTAGTTGAACATTGGCTAACCTGCGCTTCCAATGGCAAGCCGGAATAATGGCGTAACATCGTATTCCGACGAAATAAAGATCTAGCGACACTTGACATTTTTAACAAATAATCCTGTTATAGTACTTTTATTGGTATGGTAATGCTTAGAAACGAAGTTACCAACATAATCTGCTCTTTGGAGACAAGGTAATTCCAAATAATAACAAATTCAATTTTTTTGGATTGGCTATTATTATTAGTAATCAATAGTAGTATGGATTATTGTTAGTAAAATGATACATTGGTAAAAATTGCTGTGGTAGGAATTGTTGTGGTTTATTATATCCAACGTAAAATTTATTATTTAAATTTTTATTTTGTTCGCGTTTTTTTGATTTTCTTTTTGAAATTTTATCACACCAGTAAATATATGCTTCTTTGTACCCTATTTGTAGTTTACATAATTTCATATTGATGGTATTATGAATATCAACCGTCCAATTAAATAATTCGGTTCTTGATTTTACCTTTATCGGTTTCATCCAAATAATTTTTTTATAGTCTTTAACACAAGATTTGCAATCTATATATTTTAAAAATATTTTATAGTAATATTGTCTGATTTCTTTTATGTCACAACTACACGGGTTTTCGGGATATTCTATAGCCTTTTTGTGAAATTTGCACCAAGCGTATGGTCCCCAGATCGTAAAATCGTCCTCCATTTCTATTATCAATCGATATTGTTTTATTTTTAAAGAAGTCAAAATTTTTGGATAAAATTGAAATTAAAAAAATATGCAACAATATAATAACCAACTAAACAAATAAATGAATTTAATTACTGAAGTCAAACTAGGATTATATTTGGGAGGAGGTGAACATGTTATATTCGAAACTGATGAATTCAATAAATTGAACATTGGTGTAATTTTTAATTGTTGTGATGAAATTTGTCATGAGGCAAATAATAAATATATTATTAACCATTTTTTAATTAGGGACGATGGTGAAGGTGATAATTTTTGTAATTATATGGACGAAATTGTGGATAAAATAGATTATTATTTGTCCAGAGGTTCAAATATATATGTTCATTGTGTTCAAGGAGTATCAAGATCAGCCGCTATTATTATTTATTATTGCATGAAATACGAAAAATCATCATTCGATAAAGCATACAATCGATTATTCATGATGAGACCTTGCATTTCGCCACATATTAATTTTATCAAAGAATTAAAAAAAAAAGATATGCACAAATTAACAAATAGTGGCGGCTTTAAAAATCGGTTTTCCGATATATAAATTATTAGATTTATTCACAAAAAAAAATTGAAATTGTGATACATTGTATAGACTAATTATTTTAATATTATATTTAATTCTAATACGTCCAACGGTGGTGTATATATTTTTAGATAAAAATGACTAGTGTGTCCCAGCAAATGAATTTTTATGTGGTCAAATGGAAAAATTTGCCACCAAATTTGTTAGTAAATGAACTTCATTGTACTGATCAATTGAAAAATATTATACTTATTGTACCAGCCAGGACTCCTAACCAAGCATTAGAAGATGCAATGAAAGCATTTTGTAATTGTCGTCCGGTTCATAACGAAGATCGTGCCAAGGTTATATTATCTGGAAGAAATCCAGTAGTGAGAATTAAAGCAAATCCAAATGCGGGTGTTTTGCTTAATCCAACATTGATTTATTACAGGTTGGCGCGCTATTAAAAAAATTATCATATCATATTATAATTTTTTTAATAAGGTAATGTTTAATGATGCATTAATTGGTGGTTCACAATATAATGGCATTGGAATTGGTGGAATCGGACCCGGAAATTGGATTGCAATAGCTGTAGCGACCCAAATAACAGACTGGGAAACATTATCAATAACAGTTCTCATTACGATTGGCGTTGTATGAAATCGATTTCCAAAAACAATACCGGAAATGGTTTCACGATTACCAGGCATAATTGGAGGTATAATAGAAAATGATGTTAATGGTCTAAATACTATTTCATTAGTTGGCGATGTTACAATTGCCGCGACTGACATTAATCCAAAATTTTCTAATTGGTTTGGTTCTGAAAATGGTGGAACGAGCACAAATGGTCGCAAATTGTTTCCACTATTAGAATTTGAAAGTGGTGGATCAGCTACTGGATTAAATGATGGATTATTTGCGCCAATAATTTCAACAACTTCCGCGAAACCATTTGCCGGAAAACCAGCATCAACAGTTATTATAAGATTATTTATCAAATCTGTTGGTGATAAATCCGTAAACCAAATACTGGTAATTAAAAGAGTATCACTTTCGATAGATACTGATTCGCTAGATGCCAAATGATATATATGTCCCTCGGAGTCGGATACTGTAACAGTTTCTGATGATGAAGTATATTGGATAGTAACATAGATAGATCTACTAAGTGCAGGCTCTAATTGGATTGGAATAAATGCTAATCCATTGGCCAATGATGCAGTAGCAGTGGCACCAACTGGAATTTGTTCTAAAGATGCTGGTATTATAGAAACAGCTAATGATGTCCACAATGGTAGATCAGCTGCACTAATAATAACCGCATCAAGAGTGTTGGTTTGGTTTCGCAGCAACTCTTGTCCTTTAGCAGCACCTGCTACATATAAATTACCATCAGAATTGATTGACGGATTTGGCAAAAAGAAATCAGAATCAAATGAACTAAATGATTGTTCTGCTACTGTTGATATTGCTGCAAATGATGCCAATCCAAATGTATTCTCAGGTGAAAAAATAGATGCTATTGCAACTGGTCCTGTACCAACAGTACTATTTCGAATACCATAAAAAGATGGAAATGCTGCTCCTTCTATTTCTAAAACCTCCGTGACGGTTTGTACAGTAATATTTTCATAATTTACCAATGTAATTTCTAACTGATTATTTATTGGTACACTAATATTATCAGCATACCAAATATCAGTATGTATAATATAATTGGCATTTGATGTGCCAGCTCTCAAATATATATTATTCCCATTGTCGATAACTTCAGTTGGTACAGAAACTCCAATTATTTCACCGTATTGAACAAGAACATAAATAGAATTACCGGTCGATGCTTGGATAACAATATTCGAATTATAACTAGTGGTACTATTAGAAATAGTTACCAGCGCTAATTGACTTATTTTATTTTTATTAGAAATATTTATTAATGCAGATGTATCAGTGCTTCTAGTATTAAGAGTAAAACTACTTGTGGTATTATTAACCAATTGTATTTTATCGCATGAACTAGCAAAAAATTTGGCTATTCCATTTATGGTAGCGGTACCATCTAAACTAATAGCAGAACTATATATCGATCCTGGTATAGTAGAAATGATATTATTTTTGGAAATTCTTAATAATTTTAAAGAAATGCTACTTCCCGAATCAGGAATGGCTCTTGTTGTATAACTTGCTTCATATATACCATCTATCGGTAAAATTAATGTATTCATTTTGTTCACTCTAATTCCACTTAATGGTCCAACACGATTAAATTTAATTACGCTCGTTCCATTGTCAGTGGAAATATCACAAGCCTGGATAGTTTGTGAACCAAATTGACCTTGCGCTACATTATACACATAACCAAATACTGGATCGTTATTTTCACATTTGTTGCAAGCTAATGAATATGAACATTTTTTATCAGTGTTAAAAGTTGGTTTCATTACGAATTATATAAATATACGAAACATATTATTATCTTATCAGTGACTGATAAGATTACTTCTTAAAAAAGAAAAAACTTGCAATCAAACGTATCAACAATGACAGATATTACAACTGTAGCGTTAGCGATTGATTCAATGACCGCTGAATTGAGCAAACATAAAGATAGTTCACCCCGCAAGGAATGCAAATATGGCGAATCTTGTTGGGAATTAGAATTTTATCATCGACTTGACAAGCATGGTGTCGAAAAAATTCGCCAACTATTTTGTGCGGAATGTTCAGCTACGACGACCCACAGTTGGGTCAGGTGTTACAAAGAGGCTAAGCGCAAATATGTCACACCCAGAACATGTAGGAGATGCAAAAAAGGATACAAATGCAAATATACAGATACAAAATCTGGCGAAATATGTCCGCGTACATATAAGGAACCGGAAACATGTAGTGGGTGTATGCATGGCAATTCATGTGATGGTTGCTGGAAATGCGACCAATGCGGAGTCAGACACCAAGAATCACTCTAGAGGAATGAATTATTGTTAAAATAAAAAAAATATATATTTTTTTTATTTTAATAATCAATTAATTTTTTTTTAAGATCGGCCAAATCATCTAACCAAATATTTTCAATTAATTTTTTTTTCAGATTTTTATGTTCGGTTTTTTTATTGGATAAAGATGTATTAAGTTCATCAATTCTTTCTTTTGTTAGAGAATAAAATGACATTCTAATTAAATAATCGTATGGTTGACCAGGTGCATCATTAGTATCATCTGTTTCGGAAGATATTTTTTTGGGATAAGGTAATAAATTATATTTTGAAAGAATTTTTATTATTTCATCTTTTGGTTTATTGTACAAAACAATTTTATTAGAAATAATAAGGTCAATAAATTTTATTTTTGATTCCAATAATAAAATATCATTTTGTAATATTTCCAACATGTAATCTTTGCGTTTTTGATAAAAAAATAATCTTGTTGCATAAAAATCATCAAATATTTCAATAACATTGTTATATTTTTTTATAATGCCCGTCGGATCATACAAATACATATTTGTTAAATTGATATTGTGGATTAAATAAAAATACTTTTCCAATTTACTAATTCCATTAGAAATATCTGATTCGATACCGTCCAAATAACTATTGTCATAAAATTTAACAACAAATTCAACGGTAGAATCTGTAGAATTATTACTAATTTTTTTAATAAAACCATATTTATCAGATAAGTCGTCCAAGTAATATTTGTATTGTTCTGTCCATACAAATAAAGGTAATTCCTTAATAGTAATTTTATCATTGTCCCGAATATATACACCCTTAGATTGATAAACATCATCACTAATTTTAATAATTCGACCATTAAAATTTTTGTACCATGGATGAATTATATTAAAATGATTCTGGTTATTTTTTGTGGAATCGCTAATATTATCATCAGTACCAAGCGATAATTGGCATTTTGCTTTAGAACAAAAATTAATTTTATTTTCTAAATTTTGGATAATGTCAATAATATTAAATTTCGGAATATTAGTAGAAAATCCAGTTCCGATACCCTCTGAACCGTTTATCAATATTGTTGGAACAATTGGTACATAAAACTCTGGTTCAATTGAGTAACCGTCGTCGTTAAGATACTTGAGCAATGGATCATCTTCTTTTTTGAAAATAGCTCTTGTTATTTTGCTTAACCTAGTAAATATGTATCTGGGACTGGAATGATCTTTACCACCCATTAGTCTACTTCCAAATTGACCAGTTGGAATTAAAAAATTTATGTTATTTGATCCAACAAAATTTTGTGCCATACTGATAATAGTACCAGCCAAACTGGCTTCACCGTGATGATATGATGTATGTTCAGCAATATAACCAACTAATTGTGCCACTTTTACATCGATAGTAAGATCTCTAAGAAACGAACCGTATAATACTTTACGTTGTGATGGTTTTAATCCATCCATAATTGAAGGAATCGATCGAATATTATCCGAATTGGAAAAGTGTATTAGTTCTTTATTAATAAATTCATCATAAGATAGATTTGGTTCTCGGTAATCGACAATATAATCTTTGTTATATTCTCTTAACCACTTTTTTCTATCAGGAATACGTTGTTTAGAAAATGCTAGCTCAATAGAATCAGCACTTTTATCGGTCCATACAAAATTAATTAGGTGCTCGGGCAAATTATTAAAATATTCTTTGGCTTCGATAGTAGTATTGGTACCCAAACCTTTGTAATATCTAATTTGCCACGACGAAAAATCTTTATTTTTTATTTTCCATTTATAATAATCTTCTAATGCATAAAATGATAGCACTGTATTATATTTTGTTGTTTTGACAACTGGCGTAATGAACATTTGCAAAAATCCTTCTACTTTCAAAAGTGATGGCCAATAATATTCTATCATATTTATAAATAATCCCTTAATATGTGAACCATCTACATCAGCATCCATCATCAATAAAACATGTCCATAACGCAATTCTTTAATGTTGTCCTTAGTATATTCTCTACCAATTTTTAATTTAAGAATTTTTTGAATATTAATAAATTCTTCGTTGGATATGATTTGGTTGCGTGTCGCTTCCCTAACATTAAGTAGTTTACCTCTGAGTGGAAAAACACCAAAAATATCATTACTTTTTGGAATAGCACTTAGGCCTGATATTGCCATTGTTTTTGCCGAATCACCTTCTGTCAAAATCAAAATACATTTACTGGATTTGGCTGTACCGGCAAAATTTGCATCATACAATTTTGGTATACTTTTAATCATTGATTTTTTTTCATGACCGACTTTTTCTAATTTTTTATTTTCGGTGAATTCAATTTGCATTTTTACATTGGTATCAATTTCGAGTTTGGTGTAAATGTTTTTCACGAAATTTTTAGTAAAATCACAAACTGATCCAAATTTGGATGGTGGAGTTATCAATTCATCTTTTGTTTGTGATGGAAATGTTGGGTTTTCAATAACACTGGCAATAAATATCCACATTTGGTCTTTAATAAATTGGTCTTTGATATTACTTGAACCGTATTTTTTTTGAATAATATTTTTAATACTCTTCATTATTTTGGCCAATATATAATTAACATGTTGTCCACCGTGTAATGTATAAATACCATTAACAAAAGAAACTTGGTTAAATGTAGGTTCCGAAGAAACTGTGTTGTAACTGTTGGTAACAATTATTTTCCATCTGCCTTCTTTGAACTGTTCACGTGATTCATCACAAAATTCTTTAATCATTAGAGCGTCAGTTGGAATGTACATTGAAACATATTTGCTAAAATCATTTTGATAAATTCTTTGGTCATTCAAAAAGATTTTAACTCTGGAGCCAATTAATCCGGCAATATCGTATGCTCGACGTCTAAATAATGCAATAGTATCAGAATCAATGGAATCAATTTTAAAATAATTTAAATCCGGTTTAAATGTAATTTTAACGAAGCCATCTGCATTCGAATAATTTGTTATTTTTGCTGGTGTTTTTATTGATAAATTTTTCTCATATGTTTGCACAAATTTTTTTTTATTGATTGGATCACCCACTTCTACTTTAAAATTAGATGAAAAAATTGCGGTTAACTTAGCTCCCAATCCATGTATTCCACCAGTTATTCGCTCAGTTGATTCATCAAAACTGGTTGATGTTAAAAGTTCTCCAAATATTAATTCCGGAACATAAATTTTTTCTTTTGGATGTATAACTACATCAATACCACGGCCATTATTAAATACACTAAATTCATTTTTTTCTGGGTACAAATCAATTTTAATCACTGTCAAACTAGGATCTTTAACTGTTTGATCATATGCATTTACTATTATTTCATCAAATATTTTATATAAACCAGGAATATATTTGATTTTTTTTTGAATAATTTTTTCATTATTGTTGTCCATAATCCAAACCAAATCTTCTATTTCGTCGATACCACCAATATACATCGATGGACGCTTCAATACGTGTTCGATTTGTGATAATTTTTGATATTTTATAGCAATATCACTTGATGACATTATTATATATATGCAATATTTACTTAAACAATAAAATGTCGTTGGTAATTTAATGATAATTTAATGATGACTCAAACTTTAAGCTTTATTTCCAATAAATGATCTATAGCATATGTTATTGCTCTCATTTGTGTTGCCATGTTAATTTCATCGTAAAATTCTAGTGGTAAATGATTAATTTCTTTTGTTAAAACATCTACTTTATCGTTACTATAATATTTATTTAACCGATCGTATAAATCAGGATTATGTTTCTGTATATCAAAATCATTCAAAAAATTAAGATGAGATTTCCAAAAATCATAATAACTTGACTCGGCGAATAATTCTTTACCATGATATGAATAAATATAATACGTGGCACCTTTGTCATCAGTATACACACTTATTTTAGGTTTGCCTAAAAATGTTTCTATTAATTTAAAAATTCTCTGTCTAAAATCTAAAATTTTTTGCTTATTCAACGGCTTATAATTCTTTAAAAAATATTTTGGCCTATATCCCGGAAAAGTAAAATCTTTGGGGAAAGGCTTAGCTCTTAATATTAAAGGATTATTATGATCAACTATGGTTTCTTTATAAATTTTTTTAATTTGGTTGTAAAATTTTTCATCTTGAAAAATAATGCTGTCATCATTTTCCGCATTAATTATGAGATTAAATAAAGTAATATGTGGAGCCCGATAAGGTTTAATATTTTTCCCTATAATAATATCCGTTATTTCCTTTGTGATTTTTTTTAATTTTGCTTGTGAAATAGTCGCTACAATATACAAAATCTGTGATTTTTGAAATATTTTTCCGCCTGTTTGTAATTGTTGTTGCAAAGCTAAATATTTAGATTTGTACTTTAAATACTTTGTTTTGTAATTTGTATCCATAAATATATTTATAATTCATAAATATATTTAACATATCAAAAAATATTATTATTTGTTTTTAAGTGATAAATATTTCGCTTTGTATTTTAAATATTTTTCTTGGTAGTCATTATTTCCTCCTTTCTGGTTTGTTTGCGCCATTAATAATTGATGGAGTTGTTTTACTTCTTCATTTGATACTTTTTTTACTCGTGTGGAAAGACCCCATCTAATACCATATGGATCAACAATCGATGACATACGCAAACCATAAAATTCGGTTTTAGGAGGTGTTTCAACAGTAGCACCCATATTTTTGGCAATTTCCGTTACTTTATCGACATCATCCACATATAATCCTAAAGTTACCGGATTACAAGAAGGATTGGTAGTTGCTTTTACACCCCATTCTGGCATTTCATCAGCTAACATTATTACAGAATCTTTAATAGCTAATTCGACATGATGTATTTTTCCATTGCCTTCCAATCTAAACAATTCTTTGGCACCAAATAGTTCTTGATAAAATTTAATTGCTTCAGTAGCATTTTTAACTATTAAATATGGCGATATATGTTTTTGTAAAAATGATTCAACCTTTTCTTCCATGTTTTGCATCTAATTATACGAAATATAAAATTTGAGATTATACCAAAAAATTGATTTTGTAACAGTTAACAAATTATATATATATACCGCATTTAATATTATTTAATACAATGGAAAACATTCCAGAATTTGTGAGTGGTGCATCTTATCAAAAAAAATTTGATTATTCTCTAGAATGTGATAAATGCTATTCATCATTGGTTAATAAATTTACATCGGTAGTAAAAGAATCGAATAAATCTTGTTTTATTATTCGACTCTGGTCTTGTTATGGTAAGGATGATATTCTTACGGAGGAATATATTCGTAGTCGTATCCCAAAATATAAATGGGATGGTATTAATAAATTTGTTTCGGAATTAACAAAAAAAAAATATCCGCATAATTTTCAATATTGGACAGACAATAAGAAGGTAAACCATTTTATAGTTAACCCAAATAATACCGAAGTATGCGATGACCCTGGGTTTGAGGATTATCAAGCTCATTTTGGTATTTGGATCAAATTATATTAAATTTAAACTCAAAATTTTTGCGCAGATGTTTTGTTGGTGATTAAAAGTAGGAACAAAAATAATGTTGGCAATAATCCAATTATTGTAAATATTATTGCCAAAATAAATAAAACATTAGCTTTACTATTTGTGCATTGTTTGCTAATAATACGATAGCTCACTATAAAAAGTACTAATCCAATTATAGCTGATAATCCTGTTATAATTAATTTAGAATGGTCTGCTGGAGGAAAAGTATTGAATAATGTTGACATATGTATAATACTAACGCTGGAAATAAAAAAATATTGATTCCAATTATATGACATTTTATAAAGTGATGTAATTCATTGAGAAAAAAGATATGGTTTGTATATTTTTATAAAGTGATGTAATTCATTGAGAAAATAGATATGGTTCATATATTCCTATCTATTTTTATAAAGTGATGTAATTCATTGAGAAAATAGATATGGTTCGTATATTTCTATATTTTTTATTTAGTGATGTAATTCATCATAAAAAAAAGATATGGTTCATATATTTTTTCTTTGGTGATGTAATTCATCGCGAAAATAGTGGAAGCCTAAACTTGGTGATGTAATTTCGTATTGAAAAATGAACAACCTCAACATTGGTGATGTAATCCAGCGCGGGAATCTTAGTATTGCCAAATAAATGGTAATTCTTATCTTTGTGCACAAAAAAAAAATTATTGAGAACAAAAATTATGGAGTTCAATAATAAATTGATATATTAATTTATTATTAAAATTATATTTTTTTTTGTAGAATTGTTTAAAAATTTTGTTTTTTGGTTTAGTGTTGGTAACAAATTTTATTATTTTTTAAAGTGATGTAATTCATTGTAAAAATAGATATGATTCGTATATTTTTATAAAGTGATGTAATTTATTGAGGAAATAGATACGGTTCGTATATTCTTATTTATTTTTATAAAGTGATGTAATTCATTGAGAAAAAAGATATGGTTAGTATATTTATATATTTTTATTTGGTGATGTAATTCATTATAAAAAAAAAGATATGGTTCATATATTTTTTCTTTGGTGATGTAATTCATCGAGAAAATAGTGGAAGCGTCAACTTGGTGATGTAATTTCGTATTAAAAAATGAACAGTTTCGACATTGGTGATGTAATTCAGCGCGGGAATCTTAGTATTGCCAAATAAATGGTAATTCTTATCTTTGCGCACAAAAAAAATCATTGATAATAAAAATTATTGAGTCCAATAAGAAACTAATATATTATTTCTTATTAAACAAATTTTTTTTGTAGGATTGTTTAAAAATCTTTGTTTTTTGGGTACAAATAATATTTATTATTGATGATAAATTACATGACATTTTTATAAAGTGATGTAATTCATTGCAAAAAAAGATATGCTT